CGTAAGTGAGGAAATAGTACCAGCAGTAGAGACTACAGCAGTTAAATCAGCAGCAACAGGAGTAATACTATTATCAACAATTATTCCACCAAATGAAGTAGATCCATCAGCATCAAATAACTCTGAATTATCAACAAATACCTCAGTAGTTTCCGTAGTTGATAAGTCACTAATAATTTTTGCTGTAGGGAAGATTAATGCTTCTAAACTATCTCTAGACTTGTAAACATCTATACCATTAATAAACTTATGAACTTTTTGTTTCGTCCAACTTAAAGTTTTAACTGATGTTGTAATTCCAGGCCCTTTATATAAATTAGTTTCTATAGTGTCGGAAGTAACAATACCTGCAACAATTCTTGAACCTTGATTGACACTTAAGGATTTTTCAATTTGTCTCAATTGAATATCATCCCCTGCTTTAATAGATTGATTTACACCCGTTATTAACGTAGTATCAAGTTCGGAAGTTCCTCTATAGAAGAATATTGCAACATCATCCTCTGCTTTAGGTGCTTCTGTAAATACAAAAGATGTTCCACCCGTAAACTGATATGCTATTCCTGGTTCTTGAATAACTCCATTTATAAGAATTAATAACGCATTTGCAAGATTAACAAAAGGATAATCACTACTGCGATCGACTTCAAAACTTAAAATCTCTCCATCATATTTTAACTCAAATCTAGTTCTAGATCCATTTTGTAATGACTTAATAGAATCTATATAATCCAATTGTCCAAATTGCCATGCAGAGAAATTATCATGGAAAACTTCCATTATTGTAAATTTCGCTTCTTCTATAGGAGCTGACAAACTAGCATCTGTAACCAATCCTACGGGAGTAACTACATCACCTGCTTTAAATGCATATCCATTTCGTGCAATACTAAACTTATTAACACTAAATTGAGTAGATCCTATTCCAACAGTAGAACTTGCTCCAACCTCAACATCCAATAATAACCCAATTCCAGTATCTGTAGTAGCTCCAATACCCCTTCTTGATACCCCAGTAACTCCCAGACCCGCATAGGATGGTTCAGGAATAGTCAATTGTGGATTTACATAGTTTGCTCCTCCAGCACCAATACTATATGTTAGAGATCCTCCAGCACCCACTGTAGCAGTGACATTAGCACCAGATCCAATCGAAGCACCTACATTAACTGAGAGTGTATTAACATCTATTACTGTAATCGCCAGTGCAGTTAATCCAGCAGCAGGATCAATCCCAGCACGAGGATAAGTGTGCTCAGTTGTATGATTATCTTTAGAGCATGTAAATGTTAGTGAATTGTTTGCAATTGTAAGAGTACCACTCAATCCATGATTAGGAATTGTTAGAGTTAACTTACCAGAAGATCCATTATAAACTGCATTGACAGGTTGTATTGAACCATTAATAGCAGTACTTGTTGCACTTACAAAAGTATGATCATAAGCAATATCAGTTACTCCTATTGCAACTGAGCCACGATATGCTGATCCATATGTAGCGTTTCCATACCATGGCATTACACTACCACCACCCACGTAAGTATGAGGAATAGAAGTGACTCCTACTTGAGCACTAAATGTATTTGTAGAAGCAATTCCTACAATTGTATATTCAGTGCTAGTACTACCAATTCCAACTCCAGCATAAGGGAAAATTGTAGAGGTTATTCCAGAATATCCACTTCTAACAACAACAGCATCATCCACAACCTGTGCAACAAAAGTATGAATCCCTACATCACTGAAATCAGCTGTACCAACACCTATAGTAATTGTATTATAGGTACGACTTATAACAGAAGTTGTAATACCAGAAATCGGATCCGTACCAGAACGAGGATAATCATGATTACTACTATGACCATCTTTCGCACATGTAAATCTTAAAGAACCATCTTTAATCTCAACATTTTGACCTGGATGTAAATAATGATCACCAATCGTCAATTGAAGATCTCCAGAGGTTGGATTATAAGAAGCATTATAAACATCAAATGATCCACTACAAGTAAATTCAAGACCCGCTAACTTAACTTGGTCTACAATACCCACTTCAAAATTATGTGCATTTTGAGTGGTGATCTCCAGCACACCCGTAATATAATTGTAAGTTGAAGTAGTAATAGAATTAGCTGGACCAGTTGTGGCAATGCCTACAATTTTATTAATTGTTCCACTAGAATCTACTTCAGGAATAGCAATAGAAGGTACTAAAGGTGCATATCCTAATCCAGGAGTAGATCCCAAAGAAATAATTATACCACCTCTCGGTAATTGATTCTGATTTATATCACTCTCATCAATAAGAATAGGAGCACCAGTTTCAGTTCTTATACCACTGAAAACAATACTAGTGTCTATACCAACATCAACAATTTCAAAATTATTTGTAGGATTATTGGCAGCAGTTGGTCTCTGGAAGATACCATTTATTAGTACCAATCCATTTCCACCTGTACTACCCATTCCAACTGCACTTGATCCATTAACATTTAATTTAAATGTCTGACCAATACCTGTGAATTCATCAGCAATATCATCATATATTTGGTTTGTAGTATAATCATCTCTTAAGAATACTCTTCCACTGAAATCAGACTTTGGATATTCTAAATTACTATCATCTTTTGCTAACTGTGGATTGCCTCTTGGAGGTTCAACAAAGTTTATTTCTTTTCCAACAATATTAAATTGACCACTATAGACTTGAGCAGTTGATGAATTAGAATGATAAGTTGCAGACGTTCCTACAAATCCTCTTTCAACTTCAACAAGTGTGGTAGTTCCAATTCCTGTAATTGGTCCAACTACAGTAGTTCCAAGACCAACACTAATTATCTTCATATATTCATCATCAATCTTTAAGATATTGGTAGGAGCAAGAGAAGAAATCCCACTCAATGAGAATAAAGTTCTAGTAGTACTAATTCCAGTATTACTACTATCAATATTATTTTCTAGAGTATGTTTTACAGGTGAGAAAGATAATGGAGCTTGAATTATCCCATCAATTGTAATAATAGATTTTGTATTAGCCTTTGCCATAGCAAATTGATGGAGATTTCCCTCACCAACCGAATCAAATGTTACGGCGGTTCCACCTCGTGTTGTAGAAATATAAAAGACATCAGAATTCTCTCTAATGGCAAAAACACTAGATGGTAACTCATCTACAATAGATCCATTTTGATACTGCATTGGTGTTGAACCAATACCAATATATGAAGAATTGGGTGTATAGATCAATTCTTCATTAGTCCTAAAGAAGTGATTATTAATAGTAAACTTTCCAGTAGTGAGATCAACATCTGTAGAACTGGAAGGATCAAAAGTCTTTGCAAAAATTGGAACATCATTATTAGTTAATACAAAATCCGTCTTATTAACTCTATCTCCATTAACTGCATTATACTCATAGAGATTAATTGAGTCTTGTACACTTCCATAAGTAAGATCTAATGTATTAGGAGTATTAACCACATCATTCTCAGTATAGAAAACTAAAGTCGATGCTTTTATCTCTATTTCATCGGAACTAAATTCTGAATCTGGATGGAATTTTAATACAAAATCTTTATTCTCATATGCTCCACTAAAAGTACCAACTCCTAATCTTTCATCAGTCAGTGAAGTACTACCAATTGAAAGGAATGGTAATTGACGAGTATATACATTAGATGTATTATGAGTCATTACAACTTGGTGTAATGCTTTTGTAGATCCAACACTAACTTGAATTACAGATTTTGTTGCATTGAATAAATCTGTACTTAAGCCGATAATATTTGTATTTCCACTTCCAACTACATAATCCGATTGATAAAGAGCAGTTCTTTCTGATCCATCTGTTTGCCCAGAAGTTTTAAACCTATAAGTTCCTATTCCAACTGCAGTAGTACCAAATCCAACTATACTTGACTTAATCCTAATCTCATCACTTAAATTATTTTGATAATCTAAGGAGAAGGTATCACCATTAAGATTTCCAGTAAATGAACCCATCAAATCGCTTGAATAACCATTCAATAAATCTGTATCAATAAAGTATTCAGCACTATAAGTATCTGTCCCATCATGAACAACAAAAACTTCAACAAAATTCATTTCATCTGTTGTTTGATTAATCAATAAATTACGAGAATAAAATGACGTTATCTTAGAAGATTCTGCAGCAATAATAGAAGTTGTAGTAATTCCACCAGAAGGAACTGTAGTCGTTGCAATTCCTATATTACCCGTTAAATTAACAAATCCAACTGCTTCAGTTCCAATACCACCACTACTTAAGAATTCACTTGTAACGGCCTTTAAATTATAATCATTATCATAAGGATTAAGTGTAGGAGTAAACCTAAAATAAGTGTCCCCTAGATCACCTTCTGCAATCATATAAGTTCCAATACCAGCAGGAGAATTATCACTTAAACTTTCCTTTTCAAATAAGAAAGCATTAGTTCCCTTATCTATCAATACCAAATCAGTTAATTGGACATCAGTATTTCCTACATTAGAAACTCTAATTGCAAAATCTTGGAATTGAATATTTTGATTTAAATTCTGAATATCCAAATATACACTTGGATCTCCATCTAAGTTAGAGAATTGAGAATTGATATTATCAACTAATAAAACCTCATTACTCTTTGCAAGAGTATAGTCAGATAACTTTTTAGTTTCAAATTTTACAAATCTAGAACTAGTAGAAGAATTATCAGGTCTAGCATCTAAATCAATTGCATTATCATAATTATAAATCGTATCAACTCTAGTATTTTCTCCAATTACATCTTGAATGATAGTGTCATATGTAATTACACCTGTGCTTCCAATTCCGGTTGTAGAGGTAATTCCAGTATCAGCAAAATTCTTTAACCCACTAGTATGAAGTAATCCATTTACAGGACTTCTTAATTCATTAAACTCTTTAGAACTCTTAACTGTATAAGAAAGATTTTGATAATAATCATTATCAGGAGTTACTTGATTACTTACATTAAGTTTTCCAATATCATTAAGCCAACCAATATTTTTTTCAACACCATACGCAACAGAAAATTCACCTAAATTTGGAGTAATACTTTGAATAGTAGCTTTGGTTCCAGAATCCTTTCCAATAATAACTTCATTAATGGATAACTCATAAGTACCAAATACCTTAATATAATCCGCTTCACTACTAGTAATAGTTAAATCTCGTTGAATGTCATTTGAAACAATTTTCTCACCAATAATAAATCTAGTTGAATCTAAAGTTACACTAAAAGTAGGATAAGAATCTTTATTTACAAGAGTTGCTAATGAACCTTGATCTGTAACGGCTATACCAGTATTTGTTGATATTCCGGAAAGATCAATGCTAACTTTAATATCTTCACCAGAAGTATCATAATCACTAACTTTACCAAACTTATATCCATAATCAGAAGCATTAAATCCAGATCCAGCAGTACCAACTCTCGTAATTCCTTCAACAAAAACTTCATCATCTACCGCAAATGGTTCTGTAACATATCCTCCAGAAGGTGTATCCATCCAACATGTGAATATACCAGAAGAATTGGATTGAACTGTCTTAATTCCAATCCCATTAGAATTGTTAATAGTAAATAATTCTACTCCACTGTCAGGAAGTCCTGTAGGAGGTTGTACAACTACCACATCATTAATGGATGATCCCGTTAAATCAACTTGTAAAATTCCACTGTCAATTCTATTCCTCTCTATAGAACCAACAATTGATACATTCGGTGGAGTGAGATAATTAATTCCACCACTCGTAACTGTAATAATACCAATCGTATTAGAATCCCTTATCACAATAAATGGTGAAATGTATGCTTCTGGTTTTAAAGTTTTATCAGCTGAAAATTCAAATCCTTCATTAAGAATTCTTATTTTGTTTACATTGCCTATAGTTTTTGATTTTGCTGCAACATATGTTCCAGATCCTTCTGTAGAGGAAGAACCAACAAAAGTAGGTAGTTTTTTATATCCAGAACCCTTAGATAATATACTAGTATCCTTAACACCACCCTTTTCAGTCAAAGAAGTAGTAGTATATGTTAGAGATTCACATTCACTCTGAGTATAAGATAATTTTTCTGGAACCACTTTCAATGCAATATCAAAAGTAGTAGAACCGGTACCTATAATTTCATACTTTCCGTTATATAAACTATCTACAAATTTTATCTCTGAATAATTAGAAACCTGTGTGTCACATGTACCAATAGTACCGGATTTTGTAAGAGCATAATACAATCTTTCGGGTAATGAATTATCATAATTAAGAGTTGAAGTTGCATCAGTAGAAACTCCAATTGTTCCTAAATTCACTACATTAAATGTAGTAGAAGATGTAGATACAAATTCATTCTTAAATTCTTTATCATAATAAAGTTTAAATTTATAATCCTGTAAGGAAGAGTGTGATAGATCAAAAACTAAACTATTAGTTTTTATTATTTCAAGTTGTGAATTAATTAAAGCTATATTTT